GCAGACCCCAATCTTCGAGAAAATCTTCTCTCCGTCGGAGAGGATGCCGGCTTTTGGCGTAAAGGTGCCGAGGGCCTTAAGGCCACTGTTTCTAATATTTTTTCTCCGGGCAAGCTTCCCAATGAAATTGACAAAGCCGTAGCGGGCCTTAATCAGACCCAGAAAGAAGAATTACGAAAGTTCATTGACTTGGCCAAAGAGTCTCTGCCGGACCTCATGGACCAGGCCCAAACGTTTCAGCAACGGGCCACCGGGGACATCGGGATGATGCGACTCCTGGGCATGAACGAAAGAAAGATGCACGATACCCTGAGACAGCTAGCCAATCCGGTCACGGTTTCAGGCCGGCCCCAATCCTCGATTTTACCCGATGACGTAGCCCGAGCAAAGGCGATGACCCGGGGCGCCTTTGGCGTCAGAGGCGGGTTTGGGGGGGGCCTCCGCGGGGTCCCGGGTCAATTCGATATCGGCGGGGTTGCGGCTATGACAGCCGCTGGTGGCGGTACCGCGGCCGCGCTGGGAATTATTGGTGGTGCCACCGTGGAACCCGTGGTCGCAGAACGCCTTGGCGGGCCTCTGACGGCGTTGATGCGTGGTAGCTCCATAGGTACCGGCGAAGCCGAGACGGCAATGTTGACGGCCGTAGGCTTTGGCCGAAGCCCTGCTCAGGACATTCTCACCGCACAGTATCGAGAACCGGCCGCAGTAGCCTTTACGGCCCTCACCCGGGGCCAGAATGACCCCCTGGGCGCTGGGCTAGGGGTTCTGGCCGCGGAAAGGGTCATGGGACCGGGTTCCAGCGTGGCGGCGAGGAACTTTCTCGCGAATCTGCCCCCGGCAATACTTGCCCGGGCTCTGCGAGACCCCACGGCTCGAATTCCTGAGCTAGAAGCTTACGGAATCACCCCAGCTCAGGTCAAACTCTGGTACGAGCAGAAAACACAGAGCGAGGAACGGGCCCGAGGTGCGGGGCTTTTTCAGGGTGGGGACCCGACTTCACAGGCTTTTAGACGCATTCAGGCTCTCGGGGGTGGCATCGAGGGACGAAGAACATTCTTTCAAGAAGAACGAGCCGCGGGTCGAGGACAGTCGGCCATAGCTAGTCTCGCCGCGATTCAAATGGCTGAGACACCCACTACGACCCCGAACTTTATGACCGCCCAGGGCATGGTGGAGATGCAATTGGGCCTCGGGGCTCAGGGCCGGAGACGCCGAGGCTTTGGCGACGTAGCCGCCGGGAGTGTGGCCGCAGCTGCCGCAGCTGGACGCGTAGAAGCAGAAGAACGAGCTACCATGGAATTTCTGGACAAAAAGGGTGTCCGGGAAATCTTTGCTACCGTAGACGTTTTTTCCAAGGCCATGATTAAAATGGCAGACCCTAGCGTTGGCGTCGGAGCCCTTGCGGACAACATGGCTATTCTTAGCAAGGAAACGGATGTTTTGATTGACAAATTCCGGATGCTAAACAACCCCTCAGCAATATCGGCCCAGGAACGTCAAAGAATGGCCGAAAGACAGAGGGCCGCAGAAGACGCCATTAATACCATGCACAGTCCCAAGGGTTCTGGGCCAGGACCAGCTCCTGTTCATCGGGCAACGGGATTTGGAGCCATGGATAACCGGTAAACATGGCTACCTACGACCTCATCAGGGACTACACGAAGGACCCTGCGGAAATCGAGTTCGAGAACCTGCGAGAGAACTTCGTCAGTACCTCTCCTGGTTGGGTTCTCTGTGTGATTCGCTTCAAACATGCGGTCACTTTTTCTCGAAAAATATTTCAAAGTCCGTCCTTGGATGGAACCGAAGACGCCGCGGAGCGGGGCGACCCCCTGATTATCTCCAGTGACTGTCTGTCGATATCTACTAGGACTGATAAAGAATCTCATATCGCCAATCTAACCGCGACCCTGATTCAGGGAGAAGTGAATTATCTCTCGGAGATAATGCCAGGTGATTGGGTCCTGGCCTGGATGCACAACAACGAGGAAGACACAGCCAGGATTGTTCAAAACATCAAGGACAAAATCGTTTGCAATAATTTCGATGACGGCCTCAAGTTCGTCGGCAGGGTTTATTCTATTCGAAAGAAAACCGCGGTAGGCCCGGCTCCAGGTCCCAAAACAGTTAGGTTTCAACTGACAGGGGTCGGATTCTCAGAACTTGATTCACAGATTTTCTTTGACCCGGGGCTAGCTAACCTCGATAGCACCATAGCCACGTCTTTGGGACGTCTGGGTCTGGCGGCGAATAATTTCCTCAGTGAAGGTACCGTGGATGTAAATAAGGCCATGTCGACCTTGATTGAATTATTTTTTGGTGTCGGCATACCCCTGGAAGTAGCAAAGCTCGCCGGCGAAACAGGTTTACAGCAGGTAACTGGGTCCGTGGGCGGTACCGAAGACGCTCAATTTGCCTACGTGGTCCCTGCCACGGTTGGAAATCTCATGGGAAAACCGGCCAGAGCCCATTCAAGTTCAGGAGTTCTGGCATACGCAGACCTTCTGGAAACCGTCATTGGAATTCAGAAGTACACCGGCAGTTCTCAGGGCTCTGAAGATAGTGCCTTCCCGTCTATTTTCATCCCCGATGGAATCACGGCTGAGCAACCAACAATGATTCGCAGGACCGGCCTGGATTTGATGGGAACCACCATTCCCATGATTCCGCAGTGGACCGGGAAGACCGTATGGACAATTTTGCACACGTACCTGAATCCAGTCATCAATGAGATGTATACCTGTCTCAGAGTAAATCCCGAGGGTCAGATAATGCTGACCCTAGTCATTCGTCAGCTGCCCTTTAGCTCTAAACTCCTGGAACGCATCGTGGAGACAGAAAAGGCCTCCCTGGACCAAAAGCTTCCGGAGGGGTTCATAGGACCCCTCCAGGAAGGCCAGGGTACCTTCAAGATGGCCGTGACAACCTTCTTGGAATTACCACGCTGGCAGGCTCCGACTTCATTGATAACCAGCATTGACATCGGCAGAGCCAATGCTAGTCGTCACAACTTCATTCACGTCACCGGGACCAGTCCCGGCGAGGTTCAGACCGGTAACGACACCGCACAGCTGGTCCGGAATCCGCCCATAAGAGACGAATCGGACATTCGCCGCTCCGGGGTTCGGATGGAAATGGTAAAGACCGACGCCAGTGTGGAGATAGTTCATCGAGGTCCCCGGGCCTGGACGGTTATCAGAGCCGATATGCTCATGGGCCATCATCTGACTCTTAGCGGAAGCGTGGAAATGTTTGGCGTCCAGGCACCCATCTGTGAAGGTGACAATTTTGAACTCGATGGGGTCGTTTATCACATAGAATCCGTGGTCCACAACTGTGGCCTTGATGGAAACGGGAATAAATATTTTCGCACCACGCTTCAACTCGACAACGGGGTAAACGCGAATTTCGTGGAAAGAAATTTCTCCGGGAAGCTGAACGGCGGCGGCAACGTTCTTAACGCAGAAACTACGGTCGGTTTCGCGGAAAAGGGCGACGCCGGGCTTCTGGCAGACGTTGCCCTCTATGCAGGCCTTGAAGCTGATTCACAACGAAGTCTTGACCCAGCACTCAGTTACGAGGGTCGAGACAGGGCCCCAGACCCGAAAGTTCCCGCGGACCAAGAATTCCCGGACCCCAAGATTAACCCCGACTCTGCGATTTAACTATGCGATTAGCCGACGGCAGCGTCGTACCTTCTTTTCTGTCCCTAGCAGATACCCGGACTTCACAATCCACAGGCATCTGGGACAATATGGTCCTGCGCCTCGGAGAAGTCACTGATATCATCTTCCCAGACGACCCTCGAAGTCTTAGCCATAAACTCATAGAATACAAAGTCAGGGTCCAGCACCGTGACTCCAACGGATACGCAGCCATTGATTACGGGAACTGTTTTGTCGCAAATCTTTTTGGTGGTATTAGCGACAAGTTCAGGTACACGCTTAGAAAAGATACCCGGGCTCAGGATAAGACTCATAACATCGGCATGGGTTCAAAGGTTCTGATTCTCTGCATCAATGCTGAGACCCAAAACGCAGTTATCGTCGGCGGCATCCGAGATAGCCAGGAACAGGTCAAGGACGTAAAAGAGGACGGTCACAACCTATTCTTCGAGTTCAACGGCTTGCGAGCCAGCATCAGTGACGCCGGCGAGTTAACCGTTTTGAGGCGTGGGAAGACTCAACCAGACGGGACTCTTGACGGTAGCGTCGACACTTCTCTTGTCAATCAGATTCTGAGCATGACCGCCGACGGCCGGACTACGATAGGGTATTCCCGGGACCAAGGGGATAATCCTTTCATCTCCTGGGACGAGCAATCTGATTCTATCGTCGTTCACGCCAGTGACTTGGTTCAGGTTGAGATTGGTTCCGGACCCTTGAACGTTCAAACCTCTGATGGGGTCAAAATAAATGCTGCCACCGAAGCCTTCTTGCGAGGAACCACGTTTAGAAAAAATCAGCATCAGCTTCACAACAGCCTGAAACAGGGCCTGGGTACCGCTGCGCAGGCTGCCTCTTCTATGGCTGCTACCTTTGCGGCGGTAATGCCGAGTCCGGCTTCACTAAAGGCCGCGCTCGTCGCCGCTGCCGGTAACCTCAATTCGGTAATCAGCGCCTTGAATTCTATAAAGGCCGCCATTGATTCCTTCGAGTCAAGCGCTTCCCAGTATCTGTCTAAAAAACATTTCCATGATGACTAGCAGGCAATCTTAGTACCATGGCGCAACCCCCTTTCAATACCCGTCCGCCTAACAATGAAAAAGGCACGGACCACGACCCAAAGTTCGGCGCCGCGGAGCTGGCTACCAAGAATTTTACTACCCAGCCGGACGTAGAGAGTCCTCAGGTCAAGGACAGCTTCTGGGAATTTGCGCAACCCGATGGGGTCCGTTGGAATAAGGTCTTCCCGTATCAACTCATCGTGGTAAAAAAGAATGGTACCAGATACGACCTTCAGCCGAACTTTCAGTTCACGCTTCCGATTCCACCTACTGATTTGACGGTAAGTACCCCGATGGCAATCGTTACCACACCCACGCTTGGGGGTATCGTTGAAGAACACAATGCGGCCCCGCTCCGAACCATTACTCTCCGGGGAACTACAGGAGTTCTTCCTCTTAAAGGCATGTCTCGGATTCAACAGACTCTGGGTATCGCCGATGCTATCTTTGCCGGCACCATTGCCGCCGTCGGTGGAGTAATTAACAACGTAAGGGCGGCTGTTAGGGGCCCGGCTCAAAGTCCCAACTTGGTTCCTGACTCAGATTTCGTCACCAACACTGATATCAGTCATACCACCGGCTATTTTCAATTTCATCTCCTCCGTCAATTCATGGAATCATATATCACCATGAAGAAGGCGAAGGCGAATCAAGACCTCCGCCTTGCCTTCGCCATGTGGAAGGATATCTCCCCGGCCATTTACCTGGTAACGCCTATTTCTTTCGACCTGACGAGAAACGCCGGGGCTCCGTTTGAGTACAACTACAATATTCAATTCCGGGCCTGGAAAAGAGTTCGGCTGGACCGCGGGGAAACTTTTTTCAAAAGGGATAGCATCGTCCGGAGACCTAATGATTTCGCGGCGATGTTGAATCGACTCAATTCAGCCAGAAACGCCCTGCAGGCTGTCAAAAATACTCTCCGGGCCGTCCGTGCAGATATTGACAACTCGCTTTTCGAACCCTTGCGAGGCGTGGTGCTCTTCTGTAAAGATGCGCTGGGAATACCCATTGTGGCCGCAGACCTTCCGGCTAGCGTCGTCCGGGACATGAAAGAACCGGTTCTGGAAGCCGTGGGTCTGAAGGCTTTTCCGCATGCCATCAGTCGAGCTTTTTCGGATATCGGACCCAAAGTCAGGAGAGAATTTGCGGACCTCCTGCAGCAGGTCAAAGACCTCAGCGTAGCCAGCGGTAAAGCTGAAACTGGGACGGCTCAACAGTTTAACACGGCCCAGGAATTGGCTGGTGCCGCGGCTCCGAATAAGATTTTTGACAATCCCGGGGATAACTTTGATTTCTTCAATGAAATACGCGTCGGTGCTCTAAATATCAGCCCCACGCTGACGAGGCAGATTGCCGCTGAGCGGGCTCGTGTCCGGGCTCTGACTCGAAAGGATTTTGAGGCAAATCGTGATTCTTTTCAGTCGGTCATGGATGATTTCACGGACTTTGCCGGAGCCGGTCACCCGACCTACACGAGAACGTTTATGAGGCCGGCGGTAACCACAACCAAGATTCCCACCCCCGATGACTTTGACGTCATCTTCAACTTGAATCAAGTCATCATGGAAGCCAATCGATTGGCAGCCAGTGGTCAAGTAGATGACAGAAATTTCCTGGATAGCCTGAACTTTGTCGCGGGCCTGGCCACCCGTTCCGGTATCGCCTTCAAGGTTCCTACATCCAAATTCTCGGTTCCGGTTCCTTATGGCCATACTCTGGAACAAATCTCTGCCCTGTATCTGGGCACTCCAGACCGCTGGCACGAAATCGCAACCCTGAATGGGCTCCGGGAGCCCTATATTGACGAAGTCGGCTTTGACCTGCCGTTGCTGACTAACGGAAGCGGCAACCAGGTTAACGTTGCCGATGTTTCCAATCTTTTTGTCGGGCAAGGCGTTTATATCAGCAGCGTCGCGGCTCCGCGACAGTTTCGAAGAATTACCGGCATTGAGACCCTGGTGCCAGGGTTGAACCTGGTTTCTTTAGATGGCGACCCAACACTTAGCCAATTTACTACCTTGGCAGGTGCGGTCTTGCACGCCTTCCTACCGGATACCGCCAACTCGCAGATGACTATCTTCATCCCCAGCGATGAACAACCTAGTCAAAATGACCTTAAGACCAAATCCATCCCGGGTGTAAACGAATTCGATAACATGGTTCGAATCGGGGGCGTGGACCTGCTCCTAACGCCTCAAGGCGACCTTGTTATCACCCCCGACGGAGATACCCGACTTGCGGTGGGCCTGACTAACCTCATCCAAGAGGCTCGACTCAGTGTCTCCACGCCTTTGGGCAGCCTTCTTCATCATCCCGAATTCGGGCTGGGTATTGCCGCCGGGACTAGCATTGCTGACTTGAATGCTAAGGACCTATTGGCTGCAGCCAAAAATCTTTTTTCCACCAACCCCAAGTTTACCGGGGTAGAATCAGCCTCTGTTTTATTGAATGGACCCATGGCCCAGATTGCCCTCACGGTGGGAATCGCGGGGACAAATTCCTTCCTTCCTTTAACATTTGAGGTAAAAAGATGATGACAGCCGAAGAACATAAGATAGCCCAAAGAGAAGCTTCGAGGCGCTATAGGCAAAAACACTACAAAGAACGATTGGCTGTCGAACGAATTCAAAACAAGATTCGTTATCAAGACCCTAATCGTAGAGCTTGGATTTCAACATACAGAAAAAAGCCGGACCGACGTTTCTATGTTTTGAAACGAAGCGCTAGGCTCCGTGACTACAGCGTTGATATTTCCGTTGAAGAATACAAGATATTGATAGTTCGGAATTGTCACTACTGCAAAGGAGTTATAGGCAGGTTGCAAGATGAATCAGGCGGCGGCCTGGACCGCCTTGACAACAATAAAGGATACACCCTTGAGAATGTGGTTCCATGTTGTCAAGTATGTAATTACATTCGCGGAGATTACCTAACGGTCGAAGAAACACAAGTCGCGGTCGACGCAATCGTTCAATTTAGGCTTACCAACCGCTAGGCAACAATCTTATTTCTAGCAGGACCTTCTGCTGGAAATCCTGAAAGACCTTCTATGGCAACCGTACCAGTCCCCCGTTCTTTTTCCCAGACCGTCGGGGATATGTTAGATGCGCTGCTCTCCCGATTCGGGATTCCGGATATCCGCGTCCCTAGCCCCACGCTGGCAATTCTCGAAGCCGCGGCCCAATCAGACCTTCGCTCTAGCCAGGACCTGTTTCAACTCCTGGACTCCACAAGTCTAGACCGGGCAGAAGGCCTAGCCCTGGACCGAATCGGAGCTGACGAGGACCGGCCCAGAATCAAGGAATCCGCAGCCTCGGGCCCGGTAACTATTACTGACACATCCTTTCAAAAAGTCGCGACGAAGATTTTCCAGGGTGCTCCGGCACCCATCGTTGGTACTAACACCATCTTTGTGGTTAGCGGCCTTGGGTTTACCGGCTTTGTACCCGGGGCAAATCCAGGTCCGATTGTGACCGCACAGGTTTTTATCGGCAGAGGCACGACTAATCTCGAAGGACCCCTGACCTACAGCCATATCGATGACAATGGTAGTTTCGCGACGATAAACCTCATCGTAGGCAGCGAGACGCAAAAATTTCATAACCTGGGCGAGTCAGTCATCCTCGCACAGGGTGGTAATAGGTCTATTCCCGGCGGAACCCTGGTTCAGACTGCCCTGAGCAATGTCAACACCAGCGTCAACTTTGCGACTCAGTTTGCGGCTACCATTCCCGACGGCGAAACTCAGATTACTGGCATTACCGTAATTGCCCAGCAAAATGGCGTCATCGGAAACGTGCCTGCGGGAGCCATTAACGCCTTTGTGAATCTGCCGTTTGTCGGAGCCACGGTTTCTAATCCGGCACCGTTTACTAACGGTCTCGCAGAAGAGGACGACGATACCTACCGGGAAGCAATTCGGGCCGTTCGAGCTTCTCGGTCCAAGGGTACTGCCTTGGCCATTATCACCGGCGTCACGGGCATCACCGCCGCCGATGAGAACAAGAGAGTCATCAGCGCCTCCTTGGTCAGACCCCAGGGACTGCCCGCAATTTTATTTATTGACGACGGTACCGGCTATGAGGAAAAAGATGCAGGTATTGCCTTCGAGACGTTGGTTGATTCCGCGGTTGGTGGGGAACAATTCTTCCAGCTCGCGGCTACCAAGCCCGTAGCCAAAGCCTTTGATGTGAGCAGTACCTCGGCTCCGTTTAACCTGGTGGCTGGCTCTAAGTTGGCCGTTCGGTCGGCCGGAGTCATCACCAAACACGTCTTTACCCCGGACCAATTCAGGGCCATCAACAACGCCAGTGCCTTTGAGGTCGTGGCCAGCATCAACGCGGATTCAACGCTCAATTTTAACGCCCGCACGGCTAACGGGGGCACTCAGGTCGTTGTTTTTGCCCGGACAGACACTAACGAGGACGTAGAGGTCCTGGCGCCTGGTGGCATAGACATAGACGCTAATGCCGTCCTTGGTTTCCCGGCTGGCCGTGTGGACACTCTCCGGCTTTACAAAAATGACAAGCTCCTCTTCAAGGACGGCCTCATCGCCACCGTCAATAGTAACACCCAGGCGCTCTGGGGTTCGATGTCCACTGGCGAAACTCTTATTCTCACCGTGGACGGTACCGCCCTTCCCGGGACGGTCACCTTTACGGACGCCGATTTTATTAACGCCGGCACGGCCTTTAGTACTCTCTCCAACACAAACACTCTGGCTAGCTGGGCCGCGGTTCTTAACAGCAAAATTCCTGGTATCACCGCTACGGTCCAGGCCGGGGTTCTGAATCTAGTCAGTAACCTTCAGGCCAACGCCCGGGCTGCGATAAGTATCACCGGCGGGACCCTGGTGAGCAAGGCCATGTTTGCTCCGACCTCTGTACAGGGCGCCAATGATGACTATAGTCTTGACAGAAATCTGGGCGAACTGAGACTATCCGATTCCAATGTTCTCAGCCCCCTGGACAGGCTAACTGCGGGTAGTGCCAATACTAGGGCCTTTGTTCAATCTGCGACTATTTCCACGGTAAACATTGCCAACCCGGCAGACCTCTGGTTTGTTGTCGATGGCCAGGCACAGATTGTTAAGACCGGGATAAACTCCTCGACATCCGTGACCGTAGGTTCTGTGGCAACTCTATCATGGGGTAAAAGAGTTCGAATCACGGCCGTTCCGGCTGTGTTTATTAACGCCAGGGCCGGCGACTGGGCAATCTTTAATGATTCAAATCTACTAGCCGCTAATCAAGGGGCCTGGCGAATCGCCACCGTAGACCCTCTGGGGTCTTTCATAGAGATTGAACGTCCGGCTACCTGGGTTTCTACCCAAGGCGCTACCACGTTGGCAAATGCGGGTATCTTCGTGGTTCGGACCGCCGCAAATCTACAGCGGGTCACGGTCCCGGTTGGCACTAACTACACGGCTACTTCTTTGGCCGCGAGTATCAACACTCAACTTATCGGCGGCACCGCCGTTGTTTTCAGGACTAATATTCTCCGGGTTAGAACCAATACGTTCTCAACTAGCGGAGATATCGCCTTGGTAGCTACCAACGTCGAGGCCCAAAAAATTACGCTACCCACAGGTAGCTTTATTTCGAATCTTAGCAGCCACTTGGCCGCGGTTCAAGCCCTGGGTAAAGAATTTGGAACGCCCCCATTCACAATGGATAGCGTCAGTTCTTCTACCTCGGCAAGTAGCTTCGTGGCGCCAAGTATCGACGCCATCTTCAGCGGGGCTCAGATTGTCAGCAGAAAGGACCTTCCTGACGACGCCGTAAATTACACCGCGCAAACCGTTGCTTTCGTGGTTCCTGGGACTCTAACTGGGGGCACCAGTGGGGCCACGGCAACGATAGCCGCGAACAACAACAACGGAACCACAGGGACATTATTCTTGACCGGGAGAACCGGGATTTTCATAGCCGGCGAAATCATAACCGATAGTTCCGGAGGTTCTGCTACCGTGGCTGCGCCCGGGAGTTACCTAGACGGGCGTTGGAGCAAGTCCTCATTTACTAGCGCCATTCAGCAGATTACTGGCGGTACTACCATCAATCTCCGTCGGACCCCGATTCAACAGGAGTGGCTGCTCCAGGACCGCCTCTACGCGGCGGCACCCTTCGCCCTCAACGGTACCGGAGTTTTGGCCACAATTATTGACGGCGACGCGGTCAGTAAGAGATTCGTGGTCAACATGTTTCGTCGTGGCAAGGCTGCTACCAGCACCTATGGGAGCATCGTTGCCATCAAGGACGCGGACAACGGCAACAAATCCTTGGCTCTTGCCTTTGGAACTGGCTTTGACTGGCGAGACTTCGCGGTGTTCATGCACGGCCGCACCAAAGCCACGGTACCGACCGGGGCAGACAATACTACCACGGCCTTGTGGCGATACGTTCGTGGCGGCCCTGACGGAAACATCGTCAGGCTGGCTTACAATTATCCCACGGCCCCGAGTTCACCGGTAACCGTAACGACCGATACCTTCACTGACGGGAACGTGAATGTCTCGGTTCTGCTACCTTCTGCGGCGGCCAGGACCGGATTCACGATTAACAACAGTGCCATGATTGGCGCCAGCTTCCAGTCACTCAACGGCGGCACAAATCTTTATTCGGTTATCTACGTGCTCGGATTCACGGTTTCGAGCGCCACCCGGACTGGTGGTGGTGTCACAACTCTGACCTTGACGCTCCCTGGTTCTATTACCAATCACGGTCTCGTAAGTGGAAATCAAATCTTCCTCAATAGCACCGACCCCAATTTTGCTACCGGTGTCTACACCCTCACGGGTTCCTCGCCGACAACGGTAACCTACAACGACGTGGCCGTGGCCGCCGGCCCCGACGCAAACCCTGGTAGTATCAGTTTCGATACCACGAGTCTAGATACACTACAAGGCAGCACCGTGGCTGTGAACGATATCTTTCACGCGGGGCTGCTAACAGGTCTTCCGACCAATCTACAGCAGACAGTCAATATCAAGAGCCTCGGGGCTCAGTTCTGGTCCGCAGATACACCCACCGGAGCCGCAGTTAGCACCACACTGACTTGGTACCCGGTAAATAATGCCGCGGGTCTAAGTTTCTACCCAATTGATAGCACCAAGAACACCATTGCTCAAATCGTAGCTGCTGTTAATCTCTTGGCCGCGGCCACAAACAGCATCGTTCCCATCACCGGCGTAGCCGTTGGAAACGGTGTCACCAATAATGGTCAGATTTCCTTTGCCAGTTATGAGGCTTCGCCAAACGGCAACGGCAACGTGGCTCCGAATCCCTGGTTCTACCTGAGCGATGGGGTCAACTACGTACTCAGTACCACCACACCTCCGGATACTAACACCGACTTTATTTTTACCTTCAAGGACGCGGTCAGCGCCTCCCTGGCAACAAATAGCGACTGGGCAAATGAAGACATCCGCCTGGTTCCGTTGACGACAAAAAATGTTGTTGACTACCTGAACAGTAGCGCCGTCGGGGGTCTATTTGCTAGCGCCGAAATCAGCGCCGCCGGACAGGCAGCCTCGCCGCAAATTTCTTCTCTGACAATAGGTTCTCAGGGCAGCGTCCAGGTTCAGGGTGGCAGCGCCAACGCGACAAGTTCAAATGTGGTCGGTAGTGCCATCGGCATCGGGAGCCAATACGCGGTGGCAACCGTCAGCAGCGCCGATGCGCTAGGTCTTAGTGCCAAGATGTGGGTCAGCGTAGAAAACAGCAAGGCAGTCCCTAAGGACGTCATTGACGCCAACACGACTCTGACAAGCATTGACGCGTTAGGAAATTTTGTCTTCAATGCGGCCGGAACCAAGGCCTGGACTTGGGCAAATACAGCCACGGGCCCCATCAATGGTTTCACCTGGCAGATTGAAAAGCAAGGAGCCTTTGTGGCCTGGGTCTGGACTCAGGCAGGAACTGCTCCGGTTCTTACCGGCATACAGGAAGGCGACTGGGTCATCATCAGCGGCAGCGACCCTTCCTTGAGTACTGTTAACGAAGGCATCTTCCGGATTATTCGCGTAGACACCACAAATAATATTTTCTGGATTGACAATCCGAACGTCCTTGAAGCCATCAGCGTCGCGAATCTGAAGTTCGTCAAGTACAATAGCATCATCCCCGGCGACAACCTAACC